CCGGACGAGAGTGGAGCATCCGCCACAACAAGCTCCGCCAAGAAGCAACCGAAGGCGTTGTCTTTTGTGTGGAGTACTCCGGGGACGTTTTCCCAGAAGATGATTGGAGAAGATTTTCGAAGTCGAGTTCGAGCTGAATGAATTGCATCTGCTATCTGACAAAAGACAAGGGAGAGGTTGCCTCTGGCATCGTCCAGAGAGCGGCGTTTCCCTGCGATACTGAACGCCTGACAAGGCGTTCCGCCACAGAAGAGGTCGGGAGCTTCTATTTCGCCGTCCAGAATGCGCTGTGGAAGCGTTGTCATGTCGCCGTAGTTAGGAACATTTGGGAAGCGGTGCGCTAAGACGGCGCAAGGGAAAGGTTCGATCTCTGCGAACCATGCGGCTTCCCATCCAAGGGGGTTCCAGGCGACGCTTGCGGCCTCTATCCCGGAACAAACGGAGCCAAATCTGAGTTTCATAGGGCAATAAAAAAGCCCTCACGCAGAGGGCTGCTGATATTCAAGTTCAGTGGCTCGATTGCCAATTTTTATCGTGAGTCGAAGTATCGATAAACCGGTAACTACGTTTGGAAAATCAATATTTTCGAACACTTCTTTAAGGTCTTGGTTTTGAGAGATAAGTGCAAACGCAGCCGCTTTTGCTTCCAGTGGTAAGTTGAGTCGACAGATGTGGTTTCCATCGTCTGCTTCATCCCAAAAGGAACTAGTTCCCACGAACTCACCTAACCAAAAGCAAGCCTTACGTAGATCTTCGATTTCATTTCCTTTGAAAGGCGCTCGGATGATGTACTCGATGGCACTTGCCAGCGGATGCGGCAAGTACTTTGTCAAATCCTTTGGCTCGCATTCGAAGCGATAGCGAGCATAGTGGTCGGGAGAATTTACGTTGTCTGTCATTTCTGTTGCTCCTTTTCTTCCCATTTTTCGACCAGAAAAATGAGGGTTGGTTTGGTGATGCGGATGAATGTTTCTTTTTCCGGGATGACCCAGAAGCTCTGTCCATCTTCACGTTCAAGATGCCCGACTTCGCAGCGCCCATGCACGTAGGCGACACCTGTCACGCCGCACACGGGCTTGTCACCGTCGGTGCTGTCGGGTAGAACGATTGCGATGCCTCCCACGGCCACCTCTTGCAAGGCATTCGTGAGGCTGCATTTCTGAGCTTCGCGTCTTGCGTACTCTTGCTCGGAGCGGTGGAGTACTCTCATCATCGAGAAATAGGTTGCTAGAGCGTGTTCAAGAGGCTCGAGCATTGCCGCCACAACGGTGGGGCGTCTGGGTTTCCCATTTTCCACTTCTTCGACCAGATTCAGAAGGGAGTGGACAGCTGCAGTGCCCATGGTCGCCAGAAGCTCGTTTTCGTCCTGCTTTTCAAAGTTCTTGGAGAACGAGTAGAAGTGCCTCAGGGCGTAGAGAACATTGCCGTAGCAACGTCGATCCATCGTTCCCATCTTGATCAACCCCAGATCGAGTTTGACCTCCGTCTCGAGTCGCTCAAAGTCGGGCTCTGTCAGTGGCCCCAACGTGTCTAGTGTCCACGCTGGAATTTTGGGACGACCTGGTTGGTACTTTTTTGTTCGCTTCTTCTTGGGTTTGCTCATGGCAACAAAAAGCCGCCCGAAGGCGGCAGGTTGAGTTTGAAGGTGGAGCGTGATACTATGTCAAGTGCCTCGTGACGTGGAGGTGTTTCTATGGTCAATGACCGAAACGGAACCTCAGGTTCCTCTTCTCCACGCATGTCACGGGGATTACATGAGAGGCCGCGTTTGCGGCCTTTTGTGTTTCTATTTCGTTGAAGAGGTATCGTCCTTTGTTGCTTTGTTTTCCAGAGCATCGAAGCCTAGCTTCAACGCGGCTTCTGAGGTGATCTGGGTGAACATCCAGGCGGGAACGACGATTTCACGGAACTCAGCCATATCTTTTTTGGAGCCATCTTCCTCCTTGGAAGCGACCTTTCTCAGGAAAACGATTTTGATGCGTCCGTCGTCGGTGACGTCAGCCTCGAAGCCAGTAGCTTCAAAGGCTCGTGTTCTTTTGACGACTTCCAACATGGCTTTTCCGGACTCGGTCGTAGCTTCAAGATACGTATCGAGCTTCGCATCAATTTCCTTAAGCTGTTTGAAGGTTGACACGCAGAAAGCCAATGTGGCACCGATCAAGAAGAAGAGTAAGCAATTCGTGAGATTCATTTCTGTGCTCAAAAGAAAAGCCTCCGATTTCTCGGAGGCTGCTGTTGGTTAGGCGTTACCCATTCTGTCCAGAAGTTTCTTTGGGTCAATTTCTCCATTCTTTACCGCTTTATCGTAGAAGTAAGCGGCCAGACCGGTGATCTGCCCCCATTCCGGATCTTCTTCGCCGGGCCATTCAAGGGCGGCCTCAGACAGGAGCTGGAAAACATCGACAGAACGCAAAGTCGGACAATGATCTATGTCGTTCAGGCAGTACGTAAAGAACTCTAAAAAGCTCCTCTGTCGTTCCACGGTTCCATGCGAGAAGAGGTTGTCAGACAAATCCTCATCCGGGGCGTGCTTTTTGTCTTCATCAATCATGCTGCCTCCTTCAGAAGCTCAAGCTGAAGCTGACGGCCTTCCGGAATGTGGCCTTCCTTTTTGAGACGATTCCAGATGTAGTAAATGCCCTCGTTGGTGATGTGGGTCGTCAAGTCGCACTTGCGTGTGCCGTCGTGTCCCTCGTGGTAGCTCGGACACGGGCGAAGGTATCCGCGAGTGACGAACTCGGCATAGGGCTCGTTGAACTTGGTGATGATCTTCTTTTGGCGCAGCCAGTCGTAGAGGAACCGGACGCCGACGCCGAGAGCCTTCGCCACCTTGCGGATAATGTGGTCGCCGTCAGACTTGAGAAAGTCTTCGGCGGCCTGCACCTTGGGAGCCTCAAGGAGTATCTGCTCTTGGAGCGCCTGGTTCTTCTCGTATTGCTCGGCCCACGCTCTGGCGGCGATTGCGGGGTTGGTGAAGTCCGGAAGGGCAGGGGTTTGCTGGAGTCGTGCGATTTCTTCGCGAGCTTCTCTAAAGGCTTTGACCAAACGAATTTTTAGCTTGCGGGCGATCTCGGTGTTCTTCAAGAACGTGAAAAGCAAGGTTGTCTGATCTTCGGTGAGCCACGCGACTTCGGTCGCTTTTGCAAATCCGCCTTGAGGAAGCGGCTTACCCTTCCGCGTTTCAAACGCGACTGGGCCAAATGCCTCGAAATCAGGGAGATATTTGCGGATCAGCTCAAGAATGTTCTTGTGCTGAACTTGCACGCCTTCGGCGATGGTGATGGTGTCAACGACGGCAACCCCGTCTTTGATGATGATTGCATGCATAGCAAAAAGCCGCCCTTTTGAGGCGGCTGTGTTGGTTAGGAAAGGTTTAGCGAGAGATCACGGCAATCGGTTTCGGCGTGCGCTTGTAATTGACGAGTTCGTCAACGGGGTATCCAACGCTTGCCAATGAGCGTTCAAGCGAGGCGAGATTGATGGATGTGTACGATTCGTAGAAGCGACCGGCAAGAGGTGAGTTCACCAGTTGCAGGAAGCGGTAGAACTTCTCGAAACATTCAGGGAAGAGGTACCGCTGCTCGTAGACGAAACGGCGCAGGGCCTCGCAGAACTCGGGCGATGCGATGATCTTTTGGTCCTGCGCCGGAGGCTCTTCCGATTGGTGCTCAGGAACCACCGGCGTTCGGAGATCAACCGTCCGAATGAACTTAAGGGCGTCTTCGAAGTCGCGCTGGAGGATGTGAGTGTATTTGGTGACCTGATAGCGCTTCTTGAGAGAGCGATACAAGGTCTGGTAGTGAACGCCGTTGCGCTTGCACCGTTTAGCAACCTCGCTCAGGATTTGATAGGACTGCTGCTCTGTGAGAGTCGGTGCCGGCAGCTGCGCCTGCGCGGGGCATTGCCTCAACGCCGACTCCATTTTGTTGAAAGCGTCGATGTACGCCCACTTGAATTCCTGAGCGCGTGCGCCCGTGAAACCCATTGCGAGGAAGGTAAAACCGTCACGGGTGAGGCGGTAGGCTTTGGACTTGATTACCGCTCCTTTTTGTAATGGACTCGCGCGCGTTATCTCTGTCTGCTGAAAATTCAGCAGACGGGAAGAATCAAGGGTTCGCGTGATTTTTTCAATGGCTTGAAGGACGTTCTTGTGTTCTTTTCCGAAGAACATTGCAACGTCTGTTGAAAGCGTGGTGACAGAGCCGTCAACGACCGTGACGATAGGGGTGTGTTGGACTGCATTCATGGCAGGCTCCTTGGTAAGGATTAACAGCCTCGCGTCCAGTGGTATTGGGGTGAGCGAGGTCCGGCGGGATACCACTACCGCTACCAAGGGAAACGGCCATCCTTTCGGATGCCCGCCAGCCTCACTCATAAAAGTGATGCCGCACACAAAACAAAACCGCCAAAGCAGGTCTAAGGCGGTGTGTACGCCTTGGTTATCGTTCGGGGTGGTATTCCCGATCACGCTTTTTACTCGCGTGACCTGAGCATTGTGCGGCAAGCCAGAGGAAAAGTCAAAGTAGATTTGCCCCCTTGGTGGGAAAATGATGGTTGTCCAGACAATCATTAGCTCAACCAAGGAGGCAAAGGGTGGATTTTTTTCTGATCTTTCTCGGAACTATCGCAAGCTGTATGGCGGCCTTCTTTTCTTACCTCTCGTTCAAGCTAGGACATTTGATGGCAGAACGCGCTCGACCGTGCGTTGGCGAATCATCTTGGGTTCGCTACGGCGACAAGCTTTTCGGTACGCTTCGAATCTTCCCTGGACAGTACTTTGTTCAAACTAAATCAATCAAGGTGCCCGGGCACAAGGTCTCTTCTGTGACAACTTATCAAGAGGGGGTCAAGAAGTACCCTTTATCTCGAGGCGAAGAGCTCGACGAGCTTTCTTATTCCGTTTCTGTTCCCGTGAATCGTGACGTGGTAGAGATGCGCGTTTGTGTTACTCCAGCTCCAGAAAAAGATTTTGAAGTTCAGATTCATTTGGCCAGAAAGGAAGACCCGCTTATCTACCGAATCTCCTATACAGACCGTTTATCTGGTCGAAGAGAAAGTCACGAAGCAAATTGATATGTTTCGTGTTGTAGACGCAGGCGAGTGCAAGGAAGAAAATTCCTAGCGATTGGAAAATGTCAATCCAACTCATTTCTGTTACCTAAATCCTTTTTGGTTTTGAAGAAGACCATCCAGAAGGTCTCGCCCTTCTTTCCGCCAGGCTTGCGGTTGCCAAAGAGTGGGCGCTGCCCGAAGACGGATAAGACAGTATGAAGCGGCACCTGATTGTCATTCCACTTGAAGATCAGCGTGCCTTCCGGTCTCAGAACGCGCCAACATTCTTTGAAACCGCGTTGCAGGAAAGCCAGCGGGTCGCCTTCAGGGAGAACCCCGTAGCTTTGGCGCATATATGAGCGTTCACCCGCGTATTTCAGGTGAGGTGGGTCGAAAACAACAAGCGCGAAGCTTTCGTCTTTAAAAGGAAGGTCGGTCACGTCCATCTGCACGTCAGGATGGACTTCGAGGATGCGCCCGTCGCACTGGACGTAACTTTCGTCCCGAACGTCACCGTAGAGAACGTAGGGCGCAGACTTGTCGAAGTAGAACTTGCGGCTGCCACAACATGGGTCAAGAACGGGGGGGGGTGAAACTAGGCTCATTCGTCATCGGTATCAAGCAGGATGGTTTTGGAAAGGTGTTTTGTCTGGTCGTACTTGTCAGAAACAAGTGTCTTGTCGACTTTACGAATTCCTTTGTAGAAGCCTTTTAGGAACAAACAGTTTGATTTCACAAGGCGAAGCAGGAATTTAGGATCGGCAAAAACGCCGAAGGTGTGCTTCTCAGCGGGCTTGAGTTCGACTACGTGGTAAGGCGAGATGTCGTTCCACGATCTGAGTGTCAAAAAGCCCATTTCGGGGAGATCATAAGAGCCATTTATGTAGGCAATGGTTTCTTCGTCCGCAGCAAAGAAGAACTTTGAGCAGTAGGGCAAATATGCTTGCCACTTGCTGTCATACACAAAATCATCAATTGAAGATTTCACCTCAACAATGATCGATTCGAACTTGTTGTTTATCGCGTAGATGTCAGCCCGCAGGTGCCGATTTGTATCTAGCTGGACCTCAAAAAACGGGAAATAACCTTTTTCCGAGAGGTACATAGCAACCCCGAGTTTCAATGCGTTAACTCGATCGCATTTCGACTCAGGGGGTTCTGTCATTTGATGTTCTACGTAAGCCATAAAAAAGGCCCCGATTTCTCAGGGGCGTTGAATGGTGGTTGCGGCAAGCTCGGCTTGACGCGAATGAACAAAGATCGGTTTGAGCCATCGAATGACTCTCTTGCTTCGACCTTCACCGACCAGATACGTATGCCAGTGGGCAGACCGGATGTGCGGTCTGACGGATCTATCTGTGCCCATGGCGGCCGAAGCCTGTCGTATCTCTGTGCCGAACTCTTCACCGAATCGTTTGACTCGTGGATGCCTTGGAGCGTAAATCGTTGAGGCACGGCGCTTGTGCCGCCTGATTTGAGGCACGAAGTCCAAAACTTCGTGACGCCACTCTATGGCCTCCGGCTCATCTGAAAGCATGTAGACGATCTTGTTGATGATTTCCTCAGCAACCCGGCCATCGTCAAGCACTTGATCTTTGAAATATTTGATTGTCTCTTTGAGCGCATATGGCTCAGTTTCGCCGCCGTCTTGACAGATCAAGCCGAAGCTTTTCACTTCTAGAATGATTCCAAAGGCTTTCAAGAAATCAAATGAATGAACCGGCATGAAATCAAGACGAGCACATACGCCGCTTGTCTTTTTCGATGTGTCGTTCCATCCTGCCATGTCTACACACAATACATATCCAAGAACGCTGTCTTTTGGCGTGTCCAGTGGTATGTAAACGGGGTTCCCAAGCAGACGCTCAAGCTCACGAACTGGGAAGCCGTTTGTGAAAGATGTTTTGCAGAGTTCTGTAGCGAAGTCACTATCGAATGTCGCCACGTTCTGGGTGAAATACCAGGCTATTGCTATCTCGAACCAATCGTAGAATCCGGCATCATCTGCCGGAACATAACCGCCCAAAACACGTTCCAAAGCACGATGTTTAACCTGACATCCTGCAACGAAGATTTCTGGGTGATCTTCGAGAAGCTCGGCCATTGTCTGAGCTGTGTCTGGCGGAAGAACTTTCAATATGAGCTTCGTAAGGTCGGATAAACCAGGGATGTTTTTCATAACATAGTGTTGAGGCCACCGCCCGCGCAGTACCCTACGCAGTTGCAGTCTCTCGACGCTTTGCACACATCGCGGACGGCGGCCGAAGTGGTTTCTTGTTATTTAGCGCGCTTGAATTCGCCGCAGCCGCAAGTTCTATCCCACACGTCGTTTGCGTCGAGCTTCGGGAACATGGCATCCATAAGGGGCTCGCCTTCAGTGCAACGTTTCAGACAGCGGTGATTTGTAGGTGCGTGTCTGCAGCACTTCCAGTGTTCATTCAAGAAGGCCGTTTCTGGCATTTCCTCTTTCACGATGTGCTCATCGTCAGAAAAGTAGGTTTTGTTAATTTGCACGTCCATCCATTCGCTGAACGTCAAGAAATACGTGCTTCTGCAATAAGTGCAGTCGCGGCAAAAACCAAAAGGCATTTTTCCCTCCTGCAAAAGCCAAAGATTTGCATCTTGCCGCGCCGCTGGCGCAACACGACAAAACGCCGTCCCCGAAGTCAGGGTGCGGCACGTCAAGGTGAAAAGCTTCGGTGGCCGCGCACCGGCTGGAAAAGCCTGCGGGAGGAACCGGCGGGCGGCCGAAGAGGTTAGTCGGGTATGTACGGCTCTGGGAGCTCTGCCCAGGCAAGTATCTCTACCGTAGCTGTGGGTATGCAGGGATTTTTGAATTCTTGGCCGTCAAAGTCCGTTATCCAAACAAACGGGTGATTTCTGGAGTCGCCAATTACCCTCATTGTTACAAGGTACTTGCCGGGTTTTTTTGGTGGAAAAGTTACAAACCAGTCAGCCGGTATTGTTTTAATCACATCATTGATGTGCTGAAGTTCAATATCTCCGTTTTCTTGTTTGAGTTCTTCGAGGCGTTGGAGAATTTCAGAAAGTTTCATGGCTACATCCATATCAACGAATGTTCGGAAGGGGAGCTTCGATTAGCTCAGGCTTTGGGATTTCCGCCCAAGCCACCACTTCTGTGTCAGTCGAAACTATCCAAGATTTATCTCTCCAGGTCCGAATTCGAACCTCAGTCTGCAATTCCATGATCTGATTGTTGGTGCGTATCAGTGTGACGAGATATATGGCGTCATTTCTCGGTGGCATTTCGTCCGGGAACTTGTGCCACCCGAAGGCGTCTTTGAGGGCATCTTTTTTGCCCTGTTCGTATATCTGATCGAACAGGGGCATGATCTCGTCGAACAGTTTTGAGTAGGTCAGGTAGTCAATCTCTCCGACGCAATTCAAGCCTCGGATGATTCCCTCAAACTCGGATTTGATCTGCTCCCTTGCGGGAGCGTTTGGTGATATCCCCCACAGCATGGCTCACTCCCACGGGCGGTAGCGCTCGACGGATTTCGAAGTTGCTTCAGAGCAAACCGTTCCGTCTTGGTAGCACCAGTATCCACCTTCTGCGAATGTATGGTAGTACCCACAGAACTTGCTGCCAGTTGTCGTCTCAACGCGCATCAGCACGCCTTCCGGTGGCGTCACGTCTGGATATGAATTCCAATCGTTTGGGTTGTACTCTTTGAGTTCTTCGTATTCGTGCAGGTAGAAATCAATCTTTAGGCGAGGGTGACCATTGCAACCAAAGCGTCCGCACGTTACCCCGATGGAACCTACTCTACAAAATTGGTCCACGGCTCCTTTTTCGAGACATTCCGAGAAATCGCCGTCGGTGATCTCGTCGAGCTTCTTCTGAAGCTCTTGGTCTTTGAGTCTGTACTTGGCCATAGCTCACTCCCACGGGCGGAACCGATCGACATCGATCATCCACCAACAAGGGTTTATCACCTTTTCCGGATACGCACAGTCATAAATCCAATGACCATTTTTGTATACGGCGCAATCTCTTATAGTTCTGCCATTTTTTCCTTTTTTCTCTACACGCATCCGAACATCTTCGGGCGGCGTCACTTCCGGAAAGGAGTTCCATGCGTCTGGGTCGTATTGGAAACTGACTTCGTCCTTGTGGAGAAACACAGAGAACTTTTCCGTGACGAGAGTTTTGTTGTTTTCATGCTTTGAAGAGCCGAAGCGGACCGTAGCGAAGCCGTCTTCGTCGAACTCGACATTGCCCGATTTGAGAGCTTCGGAGAACTCTCCGCCGCTGATGGCGTCAAGATGATGCTGAAGATCAGCGTCTTTGAGTAGGTATTTGGTCATGCGTTATCCTCTTCAAACTCAATACGCTGGAGCGTGCGTTTGATCTTGAATTCGATTTCGGGGGCTGTCAGCAAGTCACAATCGTCAGGTACATCCTTGTCATTCAAGTAGATCAGCTGGTCGATCATGATCTTCACGTCAGCCAATTCCTCAATGTAGTTCAGGAAGTAGTCAGCTTCGTTGCCATCGTTCTTTTTGAGGTTTTTGATGGCAACTATTAGCTCGGCCATTTCTTCAATGGCTTTTTCTGTCTGAGCATCAAAACCATAGTGATCTGCTATCGCTTTTAGACGAGGATCAATGCCAACCAGATGTGCCTTGCGTTGTCGAATAGCAAATTGAGTTTTCTCAACGGCTTCGTTGCATTCATCCAGCAAGCCTTGAACCTTGTTTTGCTCATAGTCCGTCTCGAACTCGCCTTCGGTCAGATCAACGAAAAGAAGTTGCACGATTGACTGAAGCGTCTCAAGTTTGATCGGCACCATAACAGGGCTCGATCCGTCAAGTTTGTAAGCCATTTTTTGTCCTAAAAGAAAAGTTCGACCCAGAACTGGATGCCTGCGCCCGCGATTCCCATCATGAGCATGATGATGAAAGCAGAGAAGCCAAGGGCTCCGAGGAGCAAAAGAAGATCTCTCATGGCTGCGCTTCCTCCTTTGGCGATTCAGATTTGACTTCATCAGAAGTCACGGCGTCATAGGCTGCGCTCCCGGCGGCGGCACCTACAGCTCCTCCGAAGAAGCTGGACCAGAAACCTCCGCCGGAAGAGTCATCGTCATCGTTTCGACTGGGGCGAGATGTGGTTTGAGTAGGAGGAGTTGCAGTCGGTTTGACGACCTCATTTTTTGGAGGCGTTGCTGGCTTGGTCGGAGCTGCTCGCTTTATCTGCGGCGACTTGCTGATCTTTGCCGAAGCCGGACGCGAGAAAGATCGCCCGATGCTGAAACCGCGGCCTCCACGAGCGTCTGCCGTTTGTGCGACAAAGGCCGCGAGTACCGCCAGTGCGATTAGTGTCTTTTTCATTGGAGCTGCAAAAAAAGAAGGCCGCGCAAGGGCGGCCTGTTTGGGGAGGTTTAACGGGTTAGGAAAACAGGGACTGGAGCGATTTTCTGCTTTAGGTCGGCAATGATCTCTTCGCGGATAGCTTCAAGCAGAGGCTGAAGGTCTCGCATTTCAAGCGTGAACGACAGACGTGTGCCGTCTTTGATGCGGTAGCGCAGAGCAACCTTGATTTTGTACACAGAGTTATGCCCCACGATTGGCTGGAGTTGAATCCAAAAATCTTTCGGGATTTGGATCTCAGATAGGGCACCATCAGCATCCAGTTCGTTGTAGGTCAACTGCACGCGGCCATTGTCAAGGTTGACTGACTTCTTGAATTCAACCTTGCGAACGTCCGATAGGTTGGAAACGAAAGTCATCACCTCGGCAGCCGAAGGCGAGTTCGTCTGATCTTCCGGCTGGAAGATGTTGAAGAGGTGTCGGTCCAGGAATCGAACCAGATCAAGCTGCCCGATTTCCTGTCCGTCAATGCCGCGCCAGTCCTCAAAGTCTTTCGAGATGATCGGGCACAGCTCAACCTCGTGGTCACGCCAGCTTGTGGTTTGGGCATTGCCATCGTCGCAGAAGCCGACAGCCAAAGGACGAGAGTTGTTTTCGTTCGGCCAAACGGCGTTCACATGGACGGCAGCTCGCTCCGTTTTGTGGATCGAAAGGTAGTTTTGGAAACTGTCCACATCCACAACCGAAACTCGACGGCGATCACGAACCGGTTTCGGAAGGACTTCTTCAGCAAGCTGAACGCTGTAGTTTTCAGGAACGGCTATGTGAGGGGCGCCCTCAACTTCGAAAGTAAACGGCTTTTCAGCCTCGATGTTTGTGATGTCTTCCATCGGTAACTCCTTAGTTCACTTTTTGGAATCGTTCGGTTTCTCTGGAGGCGTCGTCGACCACCTCAACCTTGCCGAAGTCAAGCTTGCGCTGACGCGGATCGGAGTCGCACAGCGTGCCGTCATCGGTAGAGAACAAGATCGTTTCAGCTGTCTGCGGCTTCGGGGTCTTGAGCGTGATTTCATCGCCGATAATCACGTTCGAATTGCTGTTCTTGGTGGCGGGTTTCACGGAAATCTTGATCGTGACTGAACCGCCCTTTCCGAGGTAGCAGACCTGTCTGACGCATTCGCTCAGGGCTTCTTCGATGTCTGCGGCAAGTCCGCCCTGACGGATGAGTGAAAGTTGACTCATGTGTGGCCTCCTTAGCCTCTGCTGGTGACGCGGATTTCTTGCGAGAGTTCAATGCCCGGCAGATCGACCGTGCCTCCTGTGGCGGTGACGAAGCGCTCGATGGCGTGAACGTTGATTTCGATGCAGTTCAGAAGCTCGGGGTGCGTGGCTACATAGACCAGGAAAGCGGGAGCGTCTTTGACTTCTGCCTTCCAGACCTTGGTGGTGCTCATGCCCTTGGTCTTCTCAATCTTTGCGACCGGCGTAGCTGTCACGGTTGCGGCAGCTTGCTGCAGGGCTTCTGCCTGCTCAGGCGTTTCGGCTTCCTTTGCCTTGGCTTCGAGAGCCTTGCGCTCTGCTTCGGCTTCCAGCTCTGCCTTACGGCGTGCTTCTTCGGCTTCACGCTCTTTTTGCTCGATGTATCCGCCGATTTCCTTTTTGATCTGTCCAATGGCTGTCTGGTAGCTCTCGGTGACAGGCTTGAAAAGCGCCATCACGTTCTTCTTCGCCTGATCGAGCGGAGCCGTGATGCTCTTGCGAAGCGTGTCAAGTTCCTTGACGCGCTTGCTCATGCCGTTCATCTGCTCGGTGGCGAACTGCAGATCAGACTCGTTCTGAATGATGATCAAAGAGGCGGTGTTCTGCGCCGCCGCGGCCTCGCTCAGAAGCTGATTCTGCTCGGGGACTTGGATGGTTACGTTGGTGGTTGTCATTGCGTTTGCCAGTGATAGATGCCCAGAAGGGCGTTGAAACAGGTTTCGTCATTCCAAGACGAGAATTCGGTGACTTTGAAGGAGCCGTCGCCGCGAAGCTGCAGGGCAGCACGGCGGTAGGTTCCTCCGTAGTAGCCTTCGGCCAAGGCGACGTATGCGGCAAGCTGCACGCCGACGTGCGGATGGATGCTTGAGGTGGTCTTGATGTCGATGACCCACAGCTCACCATTGATGCGGCAGATGCGGTCCAGCGTCCCTGCGTACTTGGAGCAACCAAGACGATCCTCAATGTGAAAGATTTCCGGGCGGGTCGCCGCTTTCCATCGCTTGTAGGCATCCAGGTAAGGAGTCCACTCCGGGATAACTGAGTCTTCATCGAGTTCGTCCAGATCAAGCAGTTCGGTGCAGGCGTGGACTGCGGTACCGAAGTCCGCAGCCCTGCGCAGAGTTTCTCGATCGATCTCGCCATAGACTGCGGTCGTGAGTGGGCGGAGGATGCGGGACACACTCGGCACCCGAACCCCGCCCACGGTGTAGAGGTGCTTCACATCATCGAACTCAGGCCGAACAACTTGTCCTGAGATGATGATGGAGCTCATGAGCCGGCTCCCTCAGCGGCGGCTAGACTGATGTCTGCTTGGCGCTGTTGAAAGGCGTCTCGGAGGGATTGATTCGACTTCATCTCGTTATCCATCGAGACCCAGATCTGCATCAGGTCTTGTCTGGTGCGAGCCTGGTGAAGACGTTCACGCACCTCATCAAACTCATGTGCGTCGTCCTGGGCTTCCTGTGCTGGTTCTTCCTGCGGAACCTCTTCCACAGCGGTGGGCTCATCTTGTGGCATCGCCGATTCACTCTGAGGAATTTCGGCATCGCCGACTATGCCCACATCAGCGGCGGCCGCCTTTTTGCGGCGCGGCATCTTGCGAGCGGGCTTTTCCTCGGCAGGAGGTTGATCGGAAACTTCGGTGTGAGTGCCGTTGATGATGTCTTCCTGCTCTTCGCCGGACCCCATGCCCGAGAGAATGTCTGGGAAGGCATCGCGTAGTGCAAAGGCACGAGCGCGCATCTTGAGCATGCGCTTCGGGTACTGCTTCCAGGGCCCTATTTTTCCCCACAAACCGGCTCGCTTCGCGTCGGCCACGCTGAACTGACCGATGATCGGCGACTCGAGTCCCTTGCGCTTTACTGTGCAGATGGCCGTGAGGCCATCGTCAGAGTCTCCGCCGACGAAGGTTTCTTTGAAGTCTGCCATCTGTCCGCTTGCCATCGCTACGGCCAGAAGACCATCGCCGTACATGCTCGGCTTGCCGTTTATGACAGCGATGTACTGGAGCCCCTGCACGGTCGGAATTCCCAGGGTGTGGCTCCACATCATGGCCACGACCACGTCATTCGGTCGCCCCTGGAAGTTCTTGGGGATCAGTTGCGAACGGGACATGATTTCAGCAATGTCCATTGCTTCTTGGAAGTTTGCCGGCGCAGGCAAAAGTTCTTTTCCTGTCATAGGAGTCTCCAAAATAAAAAAGCCTCCCGAAGGAGGCTCTGTGTGTTTGATCGTTAGGTTTGCTACAAGGCCATGATCTCTCGAATGGCCCATCCGATGAGTGAAAATCCGAAGCCGAAACCTACGCCAACCAGGGCGTAGAGCTTGATCTTGTTGAAGCGGCGGAGCGATTCAATCTCATCCTGGCCGCGGTTCCATCTCGCAGCCGCCAGGTCAGTCCCATCGTGTTCAATCTTCATGTGAATCTCCACGATCCCTAATCCAAGTCGTATGTGTCCTCGAACCATTCCCAGAGCTTTACCGAGCCGTCCCAGTCGAGGTCGAACTCTTCGGTAGCAACCTTTTCAACAATTTCGGATGCTGTGTCGGCGTCTACATCGTCAAAGACGCCGTCGTCTAACATCTGATTTAGCTTTCTTTTGGCGTCCCAAAAAGGATCTGATCGCTCTGGGAAAAGATCATCGTCTTCGCCGGCGTGAGGGTGAAACCCTTGTGTGTATTCAAAGAAGTTCATGACCACAAAAAAGCCCCTGATTTCTCAGAGGCTGTAGATACGGAAACGCCCGCTAGATCTGCGGGCGTTTGGTTAGTATGCGTGCTGAAGCTTCATCGAAGTCGGTTTCTCAACCGGTGGTGTGGATGAGCTTCTAGACTCATCTGAAATGATCCTGATCATTCGGAAGTTAAGAGCGAATGCTTTCGTTAGGCCACAAGAACTCGTGACGAACTTCAGGGCACCCTGATACGTCTCTCCGGTAGGATCATCTTTGTACGATTCAACCAAGAAGTCGATGATTTCCTCGTCAGATGTCATGTAATCAACGGGATTAAATCGTCGAACCTTCATCATGATCATTCTCCACTAAAAGGCTGATTAGCCAAGGCTTTTGCTTTGATGATGTCAGCCTTTTGAGTTCTTTTGTCGCCTCCGAGCAGAAGCAGAACGACAACCTTTCTTCTGATAGTGTAATAGACCCTGTAGCCTTGTCCTACATCAATGCGAAGCTCGGAAATGTTTTCAATGCGTTTCGCATCCCCAAAGTTTCCCATTGAGACGCGAGCCAACCTAACGCTGATGGCTCGCTTTGCCGTTGGATCAGACAACTTAGAAAACCATTTGTCAAACTCCGGCGTGCTGAGCAGGGTATAGGAAGTTGTATCAAAGAGTCCCATGTGTCAATTTGAGATGTTGTCGACGCAGTATGACTGACGTCGTCGGAAATTGTCAACTCACCGAAAAGACCCACGTGAAGCTACGAGCAAGTTTTTGTGCGTCAAATGCCGATTTCCGTAAAAAATTTGCAGAAAACCGCATTTCATGCACACTTTTTTGCTCATAGCCTCAAATTGGCCTTTTCGACAGTCGTCGCAGCGTCGCAGTCAAATGGACTCTGTTTCACGCTTCTGGGCTCGGCGCCCCGCTGCGAGTCCGTCCCATTCCTCATGGTCCGGTCTGGCCTTCCGATGTACCCCTCGGAGGCGATAGGGAAGAACTAAGAAGGGCTAAATCCCTTGCGGGAGCAAACCCTTTTCTCTGCTGCCGGAGCCCAGTGAGTGCAACTCAGACGTGTCAAAGGAAACGGAGAAAAACATCCGGCAGCAGAAAGAAGGATTCGGGTTGAGCCCTTGTGACTGACGCCGCTTGTTGCCTAAGGCGGCACATCGCACGTGTTCGACAAATGAAGGAAATTGACGGCGTCAGTCAGAAGGACTCTTTTCAAAGCCTTTTGTCTACTGCCCGGGCGGAGACCCCTAACGATTCAGTGGCGTAGGTGGAAGATTCCGGGCAGTAGGCAGAAGGCATTGCCTTCTTTTGATGTCAGGGCAGTGGCGGCAGCTCCGTCAGAAAGGCCAGAAACAGCCCGCAGCCGACGATCGTCAGCGTCGCCACAATGAGACCCAGGCGGGAGTCGCCTTCGATGTCTTCGTTGAGCCAGTTCCAGAAGCGATTCAGCATTTCTTGGACTCCTGCGGTTGGACGTTTTCGATCTCTTTGTTGAGGAGGCTCACCAAAGCAGCGGAAAACTGCTGCACGTCTTCGATGAGTCGCTGGCACTTCTGCGGGCCGAGGGACTTGGCTTCGACAATCGCCACGCAGCGCTTGGCCAGAAGAGCGGCTACGTCGCGGGTGGTTAGGTTGAGATCAACTCGCATGACATTCCTCGTCGTCAAAGAACTTTTTTTTCGTGTTGCGTGGTTCGCCCATGGCTGTGTATGCATTTCGGACATCTGCCCTAAGCTCGTTCATGGCCATCTGGATGTAGTCAAGCGTTTCGTAGAACTTGAGTTCGCCAATCGAAGTGACGTCGCCGCTTTCGACTTCTTCCGGTAGCTCCTGGGCGAGTTCCTTGGACTTTCTGATGAACTTCCAGACAGAGTCGTTCAAGAACTTGCTTGCAAACTTCGCGGCTTCGCGATCGGTTAACGTCACTGTGTTCTTGGACATTTCGATCATTTCCCTTTCCTTAATCGGCATCGGCCTTTTCCTCAGCGATCAAGGCTTCGATCTCAGCCTTGTTCTGACGCCACCAGTCGGCACCCCACTCTTCAGGCGTTTCGCCTTCGACTTCGATTTCGTCGGTCCAGTACCAGGGGCAGCACCAGGGGTTGGGCGTCTCGAGGTCGTCTGTTAAGCCGCCAGCGTTTTTCCAGCCTTCGATAAAGGCGTCGCGTTGTTCTTCGGTGAGGGTCTTGGGGTTGAGGGTTTTGGCTGTCATTTGTGGGGTTCCTTTTTTTGTTAACTTAAGGAGTCAAAAGACATCACTTAGGTTTCGTGAGCCTCACTTTAACCTAGGTAAACATAAAAGTCAACACAGGTAACAGAAAAAGCTACTTGGGTAAATTTGCAGACGACAAAAAAAGCCGCTGGTTGGGCGGCTTTGTGTTAACGAAAATTAGTGTTGTAGGCGACTAGAGGTCTTGCAATTTCATGTTCTTAACAACACGGCCAAGAACCCTGATCTCGATCTGCCCGTCTGTACTGAGTTCGATGTCGCGGTACGCTTTATTGGTGCTAACAAGAGCAATTTTTCTGCCAACCATGCGTTGGATTCTTTTGATAAAAACCTCGCCATCAACAAGCAGCAGGTATATGCCGTCTCTAAAGTTGATATTGTCGGAGATGTCAACAAAGACCACATCACCATCCTCAATTTCTGGCGACATTGAATCTCCGTCGGCCATAACCATTTTGATTGTTTTTGAGTTGTAGAAGGCAAAGTTGCGGCGGAACCATTCTGATGTAACCAGAATTTTTTTTATGGCGGGATAGTCCTCAAAATTGAGATTTCCGGGCCCGCAAGAAGCTTTCATATCTAAGAGTTCAAGTTCGACACAGCTCGAGCTTGTAAGCTCCATTTCGCCCTGCCCCTGCATGAGCCACTCGGGACGAACCTGTAGGTAACCCGCAACACGAATCACATCATCGTATTTGGGTTGGAGTGTTACTCCATCTATCCATTTTTTGACGGCTGCTCCGCTTAATCCGACTTTTCTTGTGATGTCAGCTGCTATCAGCCCTCTCTTTTTCATTGCGATCTTTAAACGATCATTCCACGTAGTCATGGTGACTTCCTCGCTGTCAATTATTAACCGAGGTTAGCCCCGCGTGATTTTTGTTGGGTTGTCGTGTATATTAACCTACGTCAGTTTTTATGTGAAAATTATTTACCTAGGAGATTTTTCCAGTGAACGACTATCGCAAGAAAGCTTTTGTGGAGCTATCTCAAAGCTTCCCGTCGCTGGCTGCGATGGCGCGGCACTTCGGCGTCAGCGCTCCAGCAATGGCGAAATGGAAGAAGTTCGGCGTTCCTCTGGCACGCGTCCCTTACTTGATGTTGCGCTACCCGAAGCTGAAGGCATGGGAAGGCTTACCCAAACGGGTTTAGTAAGTGGTTGGCCAAACGGCACTAAAAACGGCATAGGATTTTTATGCGTGACTATGGAATTGTCAGTCCTCGCTTCTGGATAGGCGAGACAGGGCGTAAACTTAGAAAGCTGCCTGACGCGCAGCGCATCGCCATGTATCTTCTCACCGCTCCCATGGCGGACATGACGGGCGTTTTTTATTGCCCGGTGGCGACCATTCTCAACGATGTCGGAGCGCCTTGTGAGCCTCTGGAAGCCCCTCTGAAGGGTCTAGAAAGGGACTATGAAGGGGCTCCGAAGGGGCTTATAAGGGCCTCCGAAGGCCCTTCCAAGGGGCTTCCAAGCCCCTCCGAAGGGGCTTATAAGGGCCTTCAAAGGGGCTTCGAAGGGGCTTCCGACCCCCTTGCAAGGGGCGTCCAAGGGGCTTCGAAGGGGTACGAACCCCCTTTGGAGGGGCATCAAAGGGACTTGGAAGGGGTAAAACGGGCACTTTTGGCCCTCCAAGCGCTCGGTTTCTGTTACTACGACTTTGAGAGCGAGTACGTCTTTGTAATAGAGATGGCTCGTTGGCAAATCGCGCCAAAATTGAAGCCCAGCGACAACCGTTCGAAGGGGCTTCGCAAGACTGTTGAAAACATGCCAAACCCAATGCGGGCGCGGTTTATAGAGCGATACAACAAAGATTTTTCACTCGGTTTTGATGAGGGAATTGAGGAAAAATCTGCTAGCCCCTTGGAAGCCCCTTCTGAGCCCCTCCGAAGCCAGGAACAGGAACAGGAACAGGAACAGGATATTAATAAGAATCTTTCTGACGAAAGATTCTCGTCCGATTCGCCTGCGCTTGCGCTCGACGGCGAATCCGACGCGCCGAAGCGTGCGCCCGGAATTCCAATGCAAAAGATCGTCGAGACGTACAACGCCAAGCTTGGCTCAACCCTCGGCGTGTGCAGACAGCTCAATGCCCAACGAAAAGGGAACCTCCGTCAGCGGTGGGCGGACATATCCCGCATTGTTGAAAGCTCAGACCCCAAGGAAGTGCTTGAAGGCTTTGCTGCCTTCTACGACAAGATCGGACGAAGCAACTTCCTCATGGGGCGTGCTGCCGACTTCAAAGCTACGTTCGATTGGATTCACAACTCCACCAACTTCCTGAAGATTTACGAAGGAAATTACGAAAATGGCCGCAAGCGATAAGTTCACCGACAAAGAACATGAGCAGTCAGTGCAACCTCATGGCCGATACGTTCGCCAGCGTTGCTTTGCCGAGGGCTGCTACTGCTACGCCGTGTTCATGACAGACCCCGCCAACGGACGAGGCTTGTGCGGCTACCACTACGCAGCCGAAGACGCCAACACGTGGCCGAAGATTTCAAACCTTCTGCGGCGTCAGAAGGCAATCGACATGGTGCATGCCCTGCACGAGCTGGACAAGATCAAACACCTTGGCTTCAAGGAGTGCGAGGGGGCGATTGTCAAAGTGCAGGAGTGCGGAAAAGCCGTTGGCATGGATTTGGACGATCTGCAGATGCAACAGCGCGAGTGCTGGAGAAATGGCCAAAAGTGCATCGAGACCGAGATGCCGGCGGCTTTCTACTACCGCATCAGCATGGAGTTCGAGAGCTTCATCGTCCAATGCGCGAAGCCTACTGGCTACCGAGGCTATGAATCGCACTACGAACGAGGCATGAAGCACATTTCGGAAGCGTTCGCATATCTCTCCGGGCGAAAGATGCCCGCGCACATTCAACCGGTGCAGGAGGCGGCATGAAGATAGCTAGAAGAAAGTTCCCGTACCGGTCTGAAGAGTACGCGCCGTTTGAGTTCCGTTTTTCTCGGGTGCGAACCCGCACGTCTATCAGAAAAGCGCACAACGGACGAGTGATTTTTATCTGTTTCAATCGACGTGGCGAAATGAAACAGCGTAAGGGATACCTCGTCGTCAATCACAGAGGTGCGTTTCTGTGGGATGACTTTGGTGAATGGGGCGAAATGTGGATTCCTGCCAAAAGCGTGGCTGGCTGGGCATACGTGATTGAGGATGGATATTCCAGACGGAAAGCGAAAAAGGAAAGCCAAGAGATTGCCGATTACTACCCAATTGATCGCCGCCGCGAGCGCCGTCAAAAGAGAAAGGAGGTGGCATGAAAACCCACTTTCTGATAGCCGCCTCAGAGTTTGAGTGGGCGAAGTTTCGATTCGCTCTTGGATGGTTCTCCAGCCACGACATCTTTTGCCGCGGCTGCAAGGAGGTCTTTCATCCGGAGCTTTGCAACTGCGGCGTACATGCTTGGGAACAGCGTAGATATTTGCTGGCTATTTTTCAGAGTCTCGCACTACCAGTTTCCCGTTCCGGAGAACGAGTCCAGTCGGCACTAGCTCGTCGATATCAGAGATGTCGATTGATTTGGTTTCGTGGAATTTTTCTGGCGTGTTATCGGGCTTTATTCGGGTGTAAGAGAACTCGAAAGTTCCTCCGGACTGCGGTGCTATGGCGTGGGGTAGAACGATTGATGTCTCTCCGTTCAGAGTGACACGAAAGGCCTCTTTAGTCACGACGCAATATTCGAGGAGTTCGAGCCATTTATGCAGGACACACATGAGCAATATCTCCGTGAAGTGATTGAAAGGATGTTCTGGGGAGAACATCCACAATCATTTCACGGATTTAGATCAAAGGATTCGGACTCCGTGAGTTGGTTGATGTGTTGGCGCACGCGCAACCTTCTCACGGAGTTCTGAAGGGAGGCGATATGGGAAATTCGACAGAAAAGGAATTCGTCATAGTCATGCACTTCAAAGGACACGTTGAGATCGTGTGTCCAGAGTGCCATCTGAACGTACTCAAGGTTGAGGTTGATGCAGAGGAGAAGAAAGAGAAATGAGTGAATTGACTCCTGAAAAAGTGACCGCATTTCTTAACCGTCGAACTGGCGGTTTTGGCTGCTCGATCTGCGACGCAAACGAATGGCAAATGGGTGTTTCAGACAAGAGAACCGACCGAATCGAGCTCAGATGCGGACATTGCGGGCATGTTGTTCTTTTTGACCGCGGTTTCCTCGAAAACTCTGTTGATGACCTTACCAAGGGGCAAACGCAAGCAAATCTAATTCGGCGGATTTTTGGAAGGTGACGTATCGGTATGAACTCTGGGTTTTACGTCATTTGCTGGTGGAATCAGAGGGCTGACGCAATGCACGAGGCTCTGCCTGAAGGTCTGCCGGAGGTGCTTTGCTCTTGCGACGCACAAGACTCAAAAGGTATCAACATGTTGAAGCGAGTCTATGCCGAATCCAAGCTTGCGACACATGGGTACTGCCTAGGCTGGCGCCCGGGTGCCATGAAGCGACGCAAGGTTTCGCCTGAATCGCTGTTGGCGATGCGCCGCAAGAAGCTTCGCAAAACGGTCGAGGAAAAGTACCCGCTCTTTGCCGATGAGATGGAGCAGCGAACGCTCGAAGCTGAAGCCAAGAAGTATTCCCTTGAGGCGCTCCGGGAGAGGGCATCGGAATTGGAATCAATGGAAGCCGAAGAGACTCAGACCATGACCGAAGCGATGACGCCCTCGCAAGCGCTCGTTTTCCTTCGACAAAAGTTCGTTGTTCCGTTCATCAACGACAAGATCAACGATCTTCATCGGCAGGGAATCCAGCGCCTTGCTGCGGCCATCCAAAAGTGAGAGGACGAACTAGAGGAGACGAAATGAAGGATTTGGAGAGAAAGACTTACGACAGCCTTGATGACGTCGTTGTTCAGGATCATTCATGGCTCGTTAAATACCAGAGGATGCTCGTTTGTATCGATGGGCACGACATCATCGTGGATCGAATCTTCATCCATTCGTATGAGTCGATGGTTTCGACTTGTGTTTATGAGGCGCAAGCTTCCGGTCGTTTCGGCGGTTGCGAATGCAAAGTCTTGATGCACGCAGACGAGCAGCACCGCGTAGGTTGGCAAACGGAAGAAAAGTTTGTTGACAGTGCCAGACGTGCATGGTTCATGAACCACATGAGCGAAGAGGCCAAGAGACTCGAAAAAGAGCGGTCGGAAGCAATCCGCAAACGCATCTTTGAAGAAAGAGTAAACCAGAGAGGGAATGTATGACCAGACACGACAGGCTCGAAGAAGTCAAGCGTCAGGGATACCGCGCCGGGTTGAACGGAGAACGATGCAAGCAGTACACCGAGACGATGCGCTCGGGAGAGGAAGTCAGCGTCTTCACACAAGCTTTTGTTTTTGGAATGAACGAGCGAAAACGACGTCTGGATGAGGAGCGCCGAAAGAAGGAGGCAGAAGCAAATGTTCGCTGAAGGCTACGCTGCTGCCATCGCCAAAGCCCGGCTATACGCGAAGGGCAGGCTCAAGCCCGGTCAGATGAATAAGACCGAAAAAGCCTATGCCGCCTGGCTTGAGAATGAGAAACACGCTGGCCGTGTCATGAGTTACTGGTTTGAATCGTTGAAGCTAAAGATCGCAGAAGATGCCTGCTGGTATACGCCGGATTTTCTCGTTCTTATGCCGGATGGAACGCTGGAGCTCCACGAGGTCAAGGGATCGCCAAGAATCTTTGCCGATGACGCGAAGGTCAAAACAAAAAGTGCCGCCACGCACTACCCATTCCCTGTGAAAGTTGTTTTCCCACGAGCAAAGAAATCCGGCGGTGGCTGGGATGTGCATCAGTACTAGGAGACACCGATGCTTTCGAAAAGTGATGAAGATATTCTCAATGAACGCCTCCACAACTGGGGGCGATGGGCTGCCGATCGAAAACTCTCGGGGTCAAGCTTCTTGTGGCGCATGATGCAGAAATACGGCAAAAAAGACCCGCAAGACATGAAGTACGAGGAGCCCAAGGAGGTAATTCCACCTCTCGATCCGATTGATGCAGTTAAGGTCAATCGTGCATGGCAGTCGTTGCCGGAAAGCCCGCATCGTTACCACTGCGCAAAGTGGGTTGTGGTGGCACATTACTGCTACCCAAACATGCTCAAGCGCATTGCCTGCAAGCAGCTTCAGATTGGAGTAAAGGATTACGATCAGCTGTTGGAACTCGCTAAGTACATGCTCTTCAACAGGCTTGAGCAACACGCGAGCAAACGACTCTCTGCATCAGATTAAAATCCAAAAATATTCTTGACACACAAAAAATTGGTGTTAGTATTGTCCTAACACAATTTGATCACCAGGTAATGCTGAGGAGGGAGCCGATGGGGCTCCCGAGTCATGCCTGGAGAAAATGTAAGTCAATATTCAGAACCCCGTCAGGACGCTGTCCCGGCGGGGTTTTTCGCAGGTATCGTATAAGGGCATTACCTCAGCCTTCCAAGCTGATGATGCGAGTTCGAGTCTCGCTACCCGCTCCAAATTGCATAAGCCGCCTTCGGGCGGTTTTTTTGTTCCCTACGCTTTTTGAGGAAAACCATGACAGCCACAAAATCTGCCAAGGCGCCCAAAAAGGTGGGGCGCCCAACGAAATACAGCAAACTAACGGCCGACAAGATCATTGAGATGATCGATTCAGGTCTGTCTGAACGTGAGATCGCAAAGAAGAAGGGAATGCCCGATGCTTCGACGATCAGAGCTTGGAAAGACAGACACCCTGAGTTTCTCTCGCGCTCCGTGCGCGCGCGCGAAGCCAGCGCAGAGCTGTTCAATCTTGAGCGCATGAAGGTCAATGACTGGCTCATGAAACAGGTAAAGCTCGCAGCAGAGTCCGGCACAGACATCCCGAAGGGGGTTGTCGAAGGCGCCAAGGTCGCCATGCAAGAGCTTGCGAGAGAAGCTGCATTCCGAGACGACCGAAACTATGGCGACCGCAAGAAGGTTGCCTTGACGGGCCACGACGGCGGTGCTGTGAAGGTCAAGGAAGAAGTAGACCTTTCCGGTGCAACGCTTGACGCTTTGAAGCAAGCCCGCGAATTGCTCTATGGCAACACAAAGAATTCCGACACTAATTGAACTTGACCGCGAGATTGCGAAGCGCAGTTTTGCGGAGTTCTGCAAGATGGCCTGGCATGTGCTGGAGCCTGCAGCAGAACTCAAGTGGGGTTGGTGCCTGGATGCCATCTGCGAGCATTTGCAGGCTGTCCACGATGGACGTATCAAGCGACTGCTGATGAATGTCCCGCCCGGTTGCATGAAGTCTCTTACAACGGGAGTTCTATTCCCGGCATGGGAATGGGGGCCAGGAGCTCGTTCAGACCTTCGATTCCTGACAACGGCTCACAAAGAGACTCTGGCTATCCGAGACAACATGAAGTGCCGTCGACTTATTCAGTCGGATTGGTTCCAAGAGCGTTGGCCGGTCAAGCTCACGGGAGATCAGAACGCAAAAAGCAAGTTCGAAAACACAGCGACCGGCTTTCGAGAGTCCATGAGTTTTACGTCTCTTACTGGCTCTCGTGGCGACCGAGTGATTATTGATGACCCTCTGTCGGTTGATGATGCTTTTTCCGAAGCGGCATTGCAAGCGGCAGAGGACACCTTTCTCGAGGCCGTTCCGAGCCGCGTGAACAACGCTGACTCGGCCATCATCGTGATCATGCAGAGACTGCATGAGAGGGACACGAGCGGCATCATCCTTGCGAATGATCTGGGCTACACGCACTTGATGCTGCCCATGCGCTTTGAGAGCAACCGGCGATGTGTGACATCCATCGGTTTCAGAGATCCGCGAACAAGAGATGGTGAGCTACTTTTCCCCGAACGATTCGGTGAGCAGCAAGTGCGTGAGATGGAACGCACGATGGGTTCCTACGCTTGTGCCGGTCAGCTGCAACAGCGTCCGGTGCCGCGCGGTGGTGGGCTCTTCAAAGCTGAATGGATACAGCACTGGAGTGATGCTTCTTTGCCCAAGACTTTCGACGCGATGGTGTTGTCGTGGGATATGACCTTCAAGGATGCCCAGACATCGGACTTTGTAGTCGGGCAGGTCTGGGGTAGAAAAGCAGGCTGCTTTTACCTTCTCGATCAGCTCAGAGGACGATGGGACTTCGTGAAGACTCTGGAGCAATTTGTGGCGGCCTCGCAGAAGTGGCCGCGCGTTACGCGAAAGCTTGTCGAAGACAAGGCCAACGGGTCGGCGATCATCTCTGCCTTGAAGAGAAAAGTCAGCGGGATCATTCCTGTGACTCCTAAGGAATCGAAGGAGGCTCGCGCTTCGGCTGTGACAACACTCTGGGAGGCAAGAAATGTTTTTTTGCCTCCCAAAGATCAGTATCCGTGGGTTGAACAGGACTTTATCCCCGAACTCTTGAGCTTCCCTGCTGGCGCTCACGATGACATGGTGGACAGCATGACACAGGCGCTTTCTGACTTGAACAAGTCCGGAGGCCTGAAGATGGACAAGACGAACTTGGCCTATCTCTTGGGCCGTGGTTTTTGATAGGACGCCGCTCGGCGAATGGCAATGGCAAAAAAGGACAAGGCAAAGAAAGCCAAGCGTGAGAAGGAAGTGGCGCCCATCGACCATCTGAGCTTGCAGAAGCAGTTGCAGAAGCTGGAGGATGTGGATCGACAGCTTTTCATCCCGCCTCGCACGGTGGATGCGCTGCGCACGCTTGACGATGTGAAAAAGCATTTTGCGCTACCCGTTACGCTGGGTGCTCCCAAGGAAGAGCGCTTGGCGCAGGATGCGGCGTTTGACTCAGCAGGCGGATTCTCCGCCATCTACGACAGCCTGCAGCAGCATGCTTTTGACATGGGCCAGTATCCGATCACCTCTTTTATCGGATATGGCGCACTGCAGCAGATCGCTCAAAACGGCATGATCCGAGCCTGCATACAGACGGTTGCGGATGACATCACACGCAAGTGGCTCACGATCACGGGCGGGGACGACAAAGCTGAGCAGGTGGCACAACTTCAGGATTTACAGGAGTCCAAGTATCACCTCCGCGAAGTCTTCCACGAGGCATCGACGCTTTCGGGATACATGGGCGGTGCTTTTATTTTCATCGACACTGGCGAAGAAGACCTATCGCTACCGTTGAGAATCACCAACTACTCGGCTGAGCTGAGGAAGGACGCGAGTCTGCGCTTTGTGGTCATCGATCCCGTCAATGTGACTCCTGGTGACTACAACTCAGACAATCCTTTGAAGCGGGACTACATGAAGCCGCGTTGGTGGTGGGTGCTTGGTACGCGCGTGCATGCCTCCCGACTGATCCCTTTGCTGGACAACCCGGCGCCGACGCTTTTGCGACCTGCGTACAACTTCCTTGGCATTCCGCAGGCTCAGATCTTGTGGGACTACGTACTGCACTGGAATCAGTGCCGAGTTTACGTGGCCGACTTGATCAAGAAGGTTTCCTTGCTGGTCTTCCAGACCGATACGGATGCCATCTTCAACACGCCTGACGGTGTGCGGATGTTTGACATTCGCATGCGTGCTTTGCAGCGCTATAGAGACAACAACAGTGTCTTTGTCTGCAACAAGGAGCAGGAAGGCGTCACAAATATTCAGACGTCTATAGCGGGCTGTACGGATGTGGTGCGACAATCGCTTGAGATGATCGCCGCGATCAATCGCACGCCGGCGGTGAAGCTCTTGGGCATTTCGCCAAGCGGCTTCAACGCCACCGGCGAAAGCGACATCACCAACTATTACGACTACATCCGTTCCAAGCAGGAACTCCGTCGAGGCGCCATCATGCAATGCCTCAAAGCTATTGAGCTTGTGGAGTTTGACGAGATCGACGAGAGCATCGACTTCGAGTTCTGCGAGCTTGGCACCGACAACGAGGTCAATGTCGCACAAACCGCACAGACCAGAGCAGGCATGCTTGTACAGCTGGCACAGATCCAAGCGATTAGTGCGGAAGAGGTTCGACAGGCTGCCAAGGAAGACCCAAGCATGCGCTTGGGCTTTTTGTCTGACGGTGCGCCCGATGTGAGCCCTGAAGATATGGCCGGCTTTTCTTTTGAAGAGGGCACTGGCCAGCCGACTGACTCGCAAGAGGGGTCGGAGGCTAATCCCCCGGACGAGACCCGTCAGCTTCTCCAAGAGATGGGACTTAAAGCATGAAGCCAAAGACCATAAGAGCCATCGAGCCCAATGCCGGAATGCAGAAAAAGCTTGAGGCCAAACTGGTGGCTTTTTCGAACGCCTTGGTGAAGGCTGCTGCTCAACAGGTTTTTGCAGACTTGATCTCATCGGGTGATCTCGTGGATGGGCCGATCGAGCTGGCACAAGACGAGTTGCCGAAGATTTCTGCGGTTGAGCGCAAGCTACTCGAGAAGACTCAGAAAGTCCTAAGAACGGGTATGACATCTGCTATGGCTCGACAGCGCATCAGTAAGTCAGTCGCTGACCGACTTGCTCGTTGGCTTATCGCGATAGAAGAGAATGCCCGGGATGTTTCGCACTGGTTTGTCCGCTCGACAGCGCGTGACGTCACGTCGAGCCAGCGAAAGGCGCTGCTCGATGCGGGCATTTCTCCAGAATTTTTGCGCCAGAAGTGGAGCGTGCCGGTACTAAAGCGGCAGTTCATATCGGCAAGGGCGGCGGAACGCCTCCCGACAATTGTCGATGACATGACTGGTCTCATCACCAAGATGGCTTCGGATGACTTGTCCCGGTTGCAGGACGTGATCACAGAGGGGTTAGTCAATGGGCAAAACATGGAGCGGATCGAGCAGACGCTTTTTGCCACATCTGGCTTCACGGCCGCGAGAGCAAAAAGAGTGGCTCTGGATCAGTCGATCAAGATCAGTGACGCGATCCAGCGCGAGAACGCCAAAGAGATCGGAGTCACAGAAGGCATCTGGGTACACGTGCCCGGACGCTACAGCTCCCGAAAAACCCACATCGCCATGAACGGCAAAAAGTTCAAGTTGAGCGAAGGGCTCTATGACAGTGCTGTGGGGCACAACGTGACGCCGGGCAGCGAGCCTTTTTGCCGATGCATCTTTAGGAGCGTGCTTCCACCAGAGCTTTTAGGAAAGTGACGAGATATGAGAGAGAAACTTGCGCTGGATGCCAAGGAGAGCGTGCGAAAGTTCGATGACAACGGCAACATGCATGTGGCATTTAGCCATTTGACGAAAGCACAAGTCAGACCGTATTACGGCAATGAGATCCCCGGTTGGGAGCAGCTGAGACTGGACCCCTTGAAGGTCTATAAAGGCTATTGCCCGGCTGAAGAACTTGCACGGCCTGAGACGATTGAATCGACGAACGCAATCCCGATCCAGCTGAACCACCACAGCGACTATGCAGACGCTCCGGCTCTGGAGACCCGCATTGGATCGACCGGCACCGATGGTGCATATCGACATCCCTACTTGGACAACTCGCTTCACTTCACAGTTCAGAAGGCCATCGACCGGATCAAAGACGGATCGATGCGTGAGCTGAGTCTGTCCTACAGATATACCCCCGATTTCACTCCCGGAGAAACTCCGGAAGGCGAAGCCTACGACTTCGTGATGCGCGACATTTCCGCCAACCATGTCGCGATCGTGGAAGAGGGCCGCGCAGGGCGCGACGTGTTGGTGGAAGACCATTCGCTTGAGGTTAAAGCTATGGACGTGAATGAAAAAACCGCAGTGGACACCGATCCGGCTGTGGAAGCAAAAGAGGTCGCCCTCGCGAACACGATTAAGAGCGCCGCGGAGGGTATTGAGGACCTTCATGAAACTGACGAACAAGGAGGAATTGTGGACACACCCGCCACTGATGATGAAGACAAGGATGCTGCCATCAAGGGCATCATCGATGCTTTGATCGCCAAGGGTCTGAGTCCTGAAGACGCTCAGTCATTTGTGGAGCCGCTACGTACTCTCGCTGGCTCGGCTGCCGGAGCTACAGACGAAGATCCGGCAGGGACGGAAGAATGCGCTGCTGACGAAGACGATTTGATCCAGGACGCTCTCAAGAAGTGCGGCATGGATGAAGAATCGCCCGAAGTCCAGAAGGCCTTTATCGAAGGCGTGCGCTATGCACAGAAGAATGCTGGTGGCGAAGCTGAAGCCGCGGGCAATGACGAAGACCCCGAAGCAGCATCCGACTCTGAAGAAGAGAAGCCTGCGATGGGGGCCGATGCTGCCATGAAACGCATGGAACGCCGCATCATGGATCGCTTTGCCGCGATGGATGAGTGCAAGCCGTCTCTCGGCAAGATCCGCGTTACTGCCTTCGACAGTGCAGAGGCTATCTACTTGGCCGCACTGAAGCAGGAAGGTGTGAATGTTTCCGGAATGTCCAAGCGTTCTGCTCGTGATGCCTACCGATCTTTCATGGCAGGCCGCAAGAAGGCTGCTAAGGCTACCGGTCTTGCAAACGATTCCGCAAAGAAGATTGTGAAGACGGCTCTTAGCGAGAAAATCGCCAAGATCCGCAAAGGAGCTTAAAAATGGGTTTCCAGAAGGTTGTAAACATTGACCCGGCCATCGCAACGCCGGGTCTTGAGGTTAATCCTGGTCAGGCGGTTTATACCGCCTTTAATTTTGTCTCCGACGGTACGGTTGAAGCAGGTAGTTTTGCTTTTTCCGTCGCTCTCGAAGAGGATGAGGCCGGTGCAACGGCTATGAATGCCGCTTCCAAGAAGGGCTCTGCCGGAGCCAAGGTGCTTGGCTTTGTGGAACGCAATATGTCCGGCACGATCCTCAACGCTCTGGGCACGGCCACGAACGTCTATCCTGTTGGCGCGGGTGTCCCGATTGCTATCCGCGGCCAGTTCTATGCCTTTGCGGCGGCAGCCGCCACAGACGGTCAGTCTGTGCTTTGTGATCCGACGACCGGTGCTATTACCTACGGTCAGGCAGGCGCTACCAATGACACCGGTTGGGTGGTGCGTTTGCCGCGAGGTGTTTACGAAGTTGCTGAAGGCGACGTAGTGATTTACGAAAACTTTGGTCTGACGGTTGCTGCTGCGGCCTCTGGTAAGTCGCTTGTCGGTACAGACGAGGTAGGTGAAGCTAAGGCTAGCTGAGGTAACGCACTATGGCAGTGAAGACTACGAATGTTGTCCGCGCAACCCCTGATTTCACTCCCAATGAGTGGAAAACTGGGGACGTGCTTACGGCTGAGAAGCTCAACAACACGGATACTGGCGTGAAAAACGCTATCAATGGCGTGAAGGCTCTGGAAGCTGCTACGGCTGAAGCAACTGCTCTCTCAGCAGGTCAGCCGCCGACTGCGTCGTGGGACGGGTCGAAGTGGACATTCGGCATTCCTGCGGGGCAGCAAGGACAGCCTGGTGCAGATGGCGAAGATGGAGCACCTGGTGCGGATGGTGAAGATGGCGCTCCTGGTGCCGATGGAAAGAACGGAGCTAGTTTCCGCGTCTCGACGACGGCTCTGACTGACAACAAGTCAGACATCGCGGCGGATGCTCTTTCGCCGAACAACTCCACGATTCCGTACGCCATTGGCGACATCGTTTTGGATGCCACGAACAAGAAGCTCTACAGCATCACGGCTGTGAGCGGAGGTGTGGCGACCATCGGTGCATCGATCGCAACGCTTCCTTAATCAACATCTTTTTGGAGAGGCCTTGGGAAACCAAGGCTTAATTTTTATGGACCATGATTTTCTTCTGGCCAAAGAGCGCGGGATCGGTGCAGACTCCGCAGTCGGCTTTTGGCCTCACAGCATTGTCGACGGCAAGATCGTCCTGAATGATCCGGACCTTCATCAGCTCGCAAATGACGCGGCCATGAGCACGCAGCCGAATATCGGCGCTCCTGCAATGCTCTATGCCTACCTTGATCCTCGCATTATCGAAATCCTCTTTGGGGTGACGAATGCCACGGAGTTCTTCGAAAAGACCAAGGTTGGCGACTGGGAAGACGAAACAGCCAACTTCGCCGTTGAAGAAATTACCGGTCAGGTCGGTCCCTATAGCGACTACGGTGACGGTGTTCAGTCGGATGTGAACTATGACTTCCCGGTTCGTCAGAACTTCCGCTATCAGACGGCTCTGAAGTACGGTGATCTCGAAGTTGCCAAGGCGTCTCGCGCCAAGATCAATCTGGCTGCACGCAAGCAGAATGCCGCAGCTCAAACCATTGCTCGTGCCGAGAACAAGTTCCAGCTGTACGGCGTAGCCGGCATGGAAATTTACGGCATGCTCAATGACCCGAATCTGCCTGAAACCATCACGCCGATTTCGGTCAACAGCAAGAGCACTTGGGCCGACAAGGTTGCTGCAGATCCGACAAATGCCGCAAACCTTGTGTTCAACGACGTCAATAAGCTCTGGCAGACCTTGACGGCAAACAACGGCGGGCACCTCGACGTGAACGCTCCGATCGTTCTGGGCATCTCCAACAAGATGATTGGCTACCTGACCCAGCCGAACACCTATGGCAAGACGGCCAAGGTTCTGCTTCAGGAAAACTATCCCAACATCAAGATTGTGCAGTTGCCTGAACTCTCGACGAATGCGGGCGAAATGCTCTACATGACGGTGCTCGATCTCTACGACGATGCCACCGGCTTCTGCGCATTCTCGCGTGCCTTCCAGCTTGGTCGTCTGGTTCCGAAGCTTTCCAGCTTCGAACAGAAGGCCACGGCTTCGACGTGGGGCTGCGTCATCCGCCGTCCGTCTTTGGTTTGCACCATGACGGGCATCTGACCGAGATTCTCGGTTAATGTGTAACAGGGAGGAGCTTCGGCTTCTCCCTTTTTTTGATTGGAATTCGATATGGCTCGCAAAAAGACTAACTCCGCAACGATCATCACCGACACGACCGAGGAACCCGTCAAGAAGGTCTCTAACGGCAGTGGCGAACTAGTTTACATCGCTTGCGGCATGCAACTTGGCATTCGATTTGATGACGTCGACAACGGCAACGGCGGTGTGAAGACTGTCACTTTCCCCGGCGTCAATCACCTCTTGCGAGGCAAGAGCAAAGGGGTTCTTTTGGGGCCCGGCAATGCCGTCCTGACGGCAATCCCCAGAGCGGACTGGGAAGACATCGTGCGCAAGCACGGGCGTGAGCGTTACTTCACCTGTCTGCCTCCGCTGTTGTGGGAAATGAAGTCCGAAAAAGAATTTAAGGCGCGTCGAGACGAAATTGCAGAAATGCGCACCGGCACTGAGCCGGTAGTACCCGAAGAGCAGGGAGTCGAACGCGCATCGAAAGAGGAGTAACTGACGATGGCCTCGGTTGAGCTGGATACAAATGAGTTTCGGATCTGGTTTCCCGGCTTGACCGAGGAGGTGATCAGTGACGAACTTTTGAAGATCCTTTGGGAACAGGCGTGCATGCTGGTGGGCAACACGGACAGCACAAGCTTTGCGGCATACGCCCCCGATGCAACGCCTCCCAAGTTGGAAAGAAAGGTTTTGCTTTACTACGCACTGTGTCATCTCGCCACACTTTCCACTCGCGGCGATTTGCCGGGACGTGTAGCAAGCGCTGGGCAAGGCTCTGTGTCGACGAGTTTTGACCTTATCCAGTCAAGCTCTCAGACAGCCCAGTGGTGGAACCAGACACAGTGCGGAGCCACGTACTGGACGATGACCGCACGGTATCGCATGGGCGGTCGCTTGTACGTCGGTTCCGGATTTCACCCGTGGGGGTAAGTCATGGCTGTGTCTGTCAGGTCGCAAGGCAACTTGAAAAAGCTGGCTGAGCAGGTCAAACGGCAGACAGCTTCTCGAGTCAAGATCGGCGTCTTTGATCGAAACGTGGCGACCTATGCGACCTATGTCGAGTACGGCTGGGTGCAGCGTGTGACAAGCAAACAGCAGTGGTTCTTCAGAGGAAAAGGGTTGACTCATCCGCCTAAGCAAGGCGGGTCTCTGGTGATGCCGCCGCGTCCTTTCTTGCACGGCACGCTGAGAGCTGAGGGTAAGAAGTGGAATCAGATTCTCGCAAAGACATTTGCGAAGACACGAAACGCCGAATTGGCACTAAAGACGGTTGGACAAATTGCTACGGAGGACGTCCAAACGACGATCCGGCAAGGTGGAACGTCGAAAGAGCAGTTCGACAAACGTGCACCTATGACCAAGGAGCTGTATGCCCGAGAGGCAAAAGGAAAGACTGGCAAAAAGGGTAAGAATCGAGCAAGTGCGGCTACAGCCACCTCCGATAAACCCTTGAACTTGAGTGGCGCACTTCTTCACTCAATCTCCTTTTCAGTGGAGTAATCCGTGGGTTTGAATCTTCACAAAATCGTGCGAGGTGCTATCTCCTCCATCGCACGTGACTTGCCTTGTGATCTGTACTTGATGACAGGGGATCAAGTTCGAGGAGAGCGGGGCGATATGCGCCCCGTTTTTCTTGATCCCGTGAAAGTCAAAGCGCAGTGGCAGAGCGTTGGGTCGGACGCCATTGTGCTGACCGAAAAGATCTCCATGAGTACGACGGTTAGGAAGGTTTACCTGTATGCCGATTCGAGTGCGGTATCACGCCCATGGGGTGCTTGGCGTCCGCTTGGTCGATCGGGCGACCTTCTCAGAGACGACAAAGGAAATTTTTGGCTTGTGGATGTGGTTCTTGAGGACTTCACTCACGAAGGGTGGGTGAGCTTGCAGGTCGTTCTGCAAACCGTCCCCCCGAAGTTTTACATCAAAGGGAGGTCGGAAGATGGATGTTGTTGATGTCACTCGCGCAGACATCCTGAGATCACTCATCGACTTCTGCTTCAAATTTGCTGCCCCGTCTCTCGTCGATGATGTACACGTTCTGGACGGCTTCGGCAACAACAGAGCTCTGCCGTCGGATGGCAACGACTTTTGCGTTGTCACCCCAATTGCACAAAACCGTTCCGGTACGGACATCGAAGAGTGGGATGCGGCCGGCACAGATGAGGTGGAGCTGAAGGAGTACGTGGATCTTGATGTTCAGATCGACTGCTACTCCACGAACTCTTTTGATGCCATGGAGCGTGCCCAGACCTTTGAGACTGTGGCTCGCTCTCGGGATGGCGTGGACCATTTTTTGAATTACGGCATTGACTGTCTGTTTGCAGACGGTCTGCAAAACCTGACGGCAGTTCTGGACTCTGATCAGTATGTGAGCAGATGGACTCTGGTGCTGCATCTCGGCTACTGGAAGCGCGTCAAGCTCGCGCAGGACTTTTTCAATACCGCGATTGTCGACGTGGTGAATGTCGACTCGAAATTCAAACCTTGAGGTAAATACCTATGTCTATTAAGGCTGGCTATTTAGTCGCGATCACGCCGCGAACAATCTCTGCTGGCGCTTCCGACTTGGAAACAAATGGGATGCTTTTGACGAAGAGCGTATTGCTTCCGTCTGGCACCCCAGCAATGGCATTTGCATCAGCGGCCGCAGTGGCCGCTTTTTTTGGAGATGCTTCTGACGAAGCAGTTTTCGCGCAGCAGTACTTCATTGGACTCACGAATCAGCAGAAAGCTCCGACTTCTCTGATTATTGGGCGTCGCATCGATGAAGATGCACCGGCATGGATTCGAGGCGGTGCGATCTCGGCAGACTTGGCTTCTTTCAAGAAGGTAACCGATGGCGCCATGAAGATCACGATTGATGGCGCAGAAAAGACGGCTACCGCAGTCGATCTTTCGTCCGCGACTTCGCTTTCGGAAGTCATTCAGACTATTGCCACGGCTCTCACGGGTTGCACCGGCTCTTACGATTCGACCACGAACACTTTCACTTTGACGTCCTCGACGGACGGCGCAAGCTCGACGGTGAGTTTTGCCTCAGCCGGCGATGGTGGTACCGATCTCAGCGCAATGCTGTGCATGACGCAGGCCGAAGGTGCGGTGCTTTCGCAGGGCGTGGATGCTATGACAGAAGCAGCCACCCTGAACGCTATTTGCGCAGTCACGGCCAATTGGTCACAGTTCACTACGCTGTGGGAAGTGACGGAGCAGGCTGAAGCTGAGGCTTACTCTGCTTGGGCGGATATCGATGATGACTTTGTCTATGTGTTCTGGTCTTCCGATCAAAACATGACGAGCGCTTTGACGCAGGACAGCACGATTGCGAAAGCTCTGAAGGATAAGTACAACTGCACATTCATGATCTACTCGTTCGACTACGCAACAGCGGCTTTTGCTATTGCTTACCCAGCCACGATCAAGTGGGATGCGACGCAAGGCATGAAAGTCATTTTTGGCAAGTCGGCCAGTGGTATTTCTCCGACGGTTACGGACGAACAGGTTGCCACTGCGCTGGATGATCTGGGTGTTAGCTATGTCGGCCAGTTTGCAACGCGCAATGACGAGTTCACTATCGCCAATCGCGGCGAGCTGACCGGTTCAATGTACGGGTTCTATGACACTCTGATTGGCTCGATCTGGATCCGTTCCAAGTTGCAGACCTCGATCGTGAACGGCTTGGCGACAGTAAATCGCGCTCCCTACAACTCGGTCGGATACACCATGCTCAAGTCTTGGTGTCTAGACCCGATTACGCTGGCAAAAATTGTCGGTGCTATGGATGAAGGCATTTCACTGAGTGAGTCGCAGAAGTCTCAGATTTTGCAGGAAACAGGAAACTCGGAAGCGACAGGTGAACTTCAGTCTAAAGGGTGGTTCCTTTTAGTGCTTGATCCAGGAGCAGCTGTGCGAGCCCGACGTGGGTCTCCGATCTCGTCCCTTTACTACTCCTACGGTGGTTCCATCCAGAAGGTAGATCTGCCCGTTACGGCAGTTATCTAAAACTTTAAGGAGCATTGACCATGCCTCGTAATAACAAGACTTCGGCGAATGTAGTCGCCATTTTGTCGATTGAACAGGTAGCTCCTTCCGGAATCCGCCTGGAACAGTTTTCGACTGATGCCGGCATTGCCGCAGATGCAGTGCAGGAAGTTCAGGCTGAGATGACGCTGGACGGTCAGCTGACTGTAGGCTACACGCCAAATCCGTATGTGGTGAACCTCACGATTCAACCGACTTCGCCTGTGGTGCCTTATCTTCGTGAAGCACAGCTTGTGCAGAAATCAATGAAGACTCCGCTCGGTGCCGGCTTGACGGTTTACTACCCGGCTACTGATCGAACCTATAACTTCGTCAATGGGGTGATTACTCAGATGACGCCTATGCCCGCGGCCAATCGCGTGCAGGATCCGATCACGGTTCAACTGACTTTTGAGGATTGCCAGTAATGCGTGAAGTGAAGCGAATCACGATCAAGGACGGAGAAAATCCTCTCGAATTCGAGATTACGCCCATGTCGGCGCTACAAGCAGAACGGTGGATGCTTCGGGCGGCTTTTGCGCTTGGCTCCGGCCTTTCTGCCATTACGAAACAAGCGACTGCACAAGAAATTGTTCAGTCGCTTTCTTGCGTTGACTTTGAGAAGGTTGCGCCGCTTTGGGAAGAGCTGCTTACGTGTTGCCAGATCAAACAAGGCGGCGCATACCTTCCGCTTGATCCAAGAACCGTCAATGGGAAGATCGATTATCCAACAACGATCTTTTTGCTCAAGGTTGCTGCAGTCGAGGCGACCTTCGGTTTTTTCGGAAACGGCGGCTTTGCGAACTTCCTTACGTCGATGCGTGGCGTGCTGAACTCTTAAAAGTCAAGGGTACAGCAAAGTTTGCCAACCTCCCTCCGGTGTGCGGACGCTGTGTCTCCTCACGTCTTTGCACATTGAGGGAGGTGCAAACCTTTTACAGCCTCGAGGATGTCTACGACCTCGACGAGGTTTTGATGCTTCAGAACTATCACGATTGGCTTGCGACACGAAAGGACGATTAAATGTCTGTTGTAGACGAACTGTTTATTGCCATCGGCCTTGATGCTCAGGACTTCGCCAAGGGAATCGACAAGGTACGCTCGAACCTGTCCGAGGTGGCGGGCAAGGCAAGTGAAGCTTTTGGTGGAATTGGCGACGCGAGTGTCAAGGCCGGGGCCACTTCTGCCTTGTCTTTTGACAAGAGCGCACAGCGAATCGGACACCTAGGTGATGCGGCGACAGAAGCCGCACAATCCATCGGGTCTGCGTTCAGCGGACTGACACCGATCTTTGACGCAGTGCGTTCCCGGGTGGGTGCGCTGGCCGCTACCTTTGCACTTGTGGCAGGTGGTGTCGAGACTTTCACGAACTTCATCGAAAAGTCAGATGCTCTGGGTACTTTGAGCACTCAGCTCGGCATCGATGTGAAAGATCTTGATGCTTTTGGAAAAGCAGCGGAAGCCGCAGGCGTTTCGGCAGAGTCGATGTTCTCCTCTATGAGGAGCTACTACGAGCAAACGGGACGCCCGGCAGAAGAGGTTTTTCAGCTTGCCAAGAAAGTCGAAGGCATGAGTCGCGGCGCGGCGCAACGCTACCTGCAAGCGCAGGGGGTGGCTACTGATGCCATTCCCATCTTCTTGCAAGGCCAGAAGGCGCTTGATGACCTGATGGCCAAATATCGCAAGACGGCTTTCACTGCACAGGATGCGAAAACCGCCCGTGCTTTTAAAGTTGCGTGGATGGACTTTAAAACGGCATCACAAGCTGTGGGCAACACTCTTGTCCGCATTGTCCTTCCGGCAGTTACAAAACTGCTCGATGGCCTGTCCGAAATGGTCAGCGTGATCGGAGAAAACGCGCGTGCGTTTGTGCTTCTCGGTATTGGATTTGGCGCAGTCTTTGCGGCAAAAAATATCAGTGCGATCAAGCAAGCTGTTGCGGCGATGAGAGCGTTTGGGGTGGCTGTCAAGATGGCGGCCTTGCCAGTGACCGCTATTGTCGTGGGCGTTGCAAGTCTGGCTTTGGGCATCGACGATTTGATCGGCTTTGCCAGTGGTGCCGACAGCATGTTTGAGCGGATGCTCAAAAGCTTTGGCATGACCTCGGAGCAGATCGAGGATTTACGCACAAACATCCAGGCCGTCGGGAAGGCATTTGGATGGCTATGGGATGCCGTCAAACCGCTTTTAAGCGGAGCTTTATCTGTTGTCTTCAAGGTGCTTGCCGGTGCGGTTCTGGGCGTCGTGTTTGTCATTGAAGGTTTGATCCTTGGCTTTCAGACGCTGTGGAACACGGCAAAGAAAGTCGGCAAAGACATCGCAGGAGCCTTCTCGGAGGCCATTGACTTTGTCGAGCAACTGATCTCAGACGTTGCAAGCTTTGGCAGTAACCTTTCCGACCTCTTTTCGGGTATTCCGGACGCCATTGTCTCGGGGCTTGAAAGCGCGTGGGATAGCGTGGTTGCGTGGTTCGGAAAGTGGGGCGACCTGATTAAAGACAAGGTTGGCGGAGAAATCAAAGGCTTCTTCAAAGGGGTTGGTGATTTCTTCTCCTTCGGCAGTGATGATGACGAAGAAGGTCAAAAGGCAGCCACTCTAGTGCGCGAACGCGAGACGGTTGCTGCAAAGCAAGCGGCATATCGAGCTGCCTCGCCTACCGTTACCACCAATGCCTCTATGAATGTCGTCAATCACATTGAGACACGTGACAATCCGCAAGCCATCGGCAGAGCTGTCGAGACTTCAGTGGCCGGCGGCTTCAATCGCCAGGCGGCACTCATCGGTCAGGCGATGAGTGGCAACAATTTGAAGTGAGGATGCGATGCCTAAAAACTTCTCACGATGGGCGATCTTGAATGCAAACGATCAGCCCATCTGCCAGTACGTGGGCATCACAGCCTGCAATCTGGCCGAGGCCGCTCAAGTATTGACAGAGCCTTTGGAAGGTGGACAGCTTGCTGCCTACAACAAAGTACAAGCACCGGATTCGGTCAGTTTAGCTTTGGCCATTTCCGGGGATCCGTCAATTCAGACTCAAGCTCTAAATGATTTGAGAGCCTTGAAACAGGCGATCGGATCCGAATCGCTGTGCAAGATGGTGACGCCGTATTTTGTTGTCGAGAACTTGGCGCTTGAGACGATCAGCCAAGCCCGTTCGGTTACGCAGAACGCAACTTCGCTTGTGGTAGAGCTCGGTTTTATCTCTATCCGCACGGTTCAGACTGGTACTGCGCTAGTGAGTTGGTCTCCACGTAATCCGACGAGCTCGGACGCTGTCAATGCCGGTAAGGTCCAGCCAAAGACGCTGGCTGCGTGTTTGAGTGAGGGATTGTGATGGCTTGGATGGAAATTCCTTTATCTGCGATTCCTTTTCAGATCGTCAATGCGGTTGTCAACGGACAGAACTACCGGATCACTGTCCGACAGCTCGGATCCGAGATATACACGTCGTTGGTCGTCGATGACGAACAGGTCACAAATTCAGTGATGGCCGTAGCGCGTGGGAAGTTGATACCTTGGTCTCAAACCATTGCACAGACCATGTTGTTCTGGATCGACACGCAAGGTAATGAGCGCCCGCAATATACAGGGCTCGGAGATCGTTGGCGTCTGGTTTATGAGGCAAGCGAATGAGTTCTAGTTACTCACGTAAGCGCATCCGCATCACGATCACGCTTGATGAAGGTAGCACCAGTTCGCAGATGGTCTTTACCGAGCACGCGATGTCGGTGAGGATTCAGAAGCAGGGTGCGCCCGAACTGCCTAAGGCTCAGATCTCAATCTGGGGACTTTCGCAGGCTCAGATGACGCAACTCACGATGTTGTCTTTCGACGCGAGATCCTTACGTCGTAATGTCATCGAGGTTGCAGCCGGAGAAGGCAGCTCTGGATTATCGGTGGTCTTTCAAGGCGAGATCATGAACGCCGCACCTGACCTCAACGCCGCACCGTCTCCGGTGATGCGGCTAGAAGCAATATCAGCCGCCTATCCGCAACTTATTCCTTTACCTCCCGTTGCGGTCAAAGGTGAGCAGACCGTTGACAGCCTAATGCGCAGCTTTGCGCAGCAGGCAGGAATGGAGTTTGAGAACGTTGGTGTGACTGCCTCGCTTTCGAATGTCGTGATTAACGGCGACCCGATTACGAAAGCGAAATGGGTGGCCAACACCGTGGGGGCCGATCTGATCGTGGACGATCAAAAAATGGTTCTGGTAAACCCGTCTCAGGCACGTGGGGAAGCCGTAGCAATTGACGCGATCAATCCGCAGACAGGTCAAATCGGATACCCGAGCTTTGACAGCATGGGCATTCGTGCTCTTTGCTTCTTCAACCCCAACCTGAACGTAGCGGGGCTTTGCAGGATTGACAGTTCGATGCCGCGGGCTTCAGGGGTGTGGAAGATCTACAGCGTTATTCATGCGATTTCAGCAAATATGCCCTCCGGTGGGCCGTGGCGAACTGAGATCGCTGGCACATGGATGGACTCATGAGCGAGCTTAAGAAAAACGTCAATCCGATGAGCTACGGATCCGATCTGAATGCTCAGGAATTTTTCATTCGTTCGATTATCAAACGAATGATCTCAACGGCCATTCCTGTACGTGTGGATGCGGTTGAGTCAAGAGCTGGAGATGGTTCCGGCGCTTTGTATGTTGATGTGACTCCTCTGATCTGCCAGACGGATGCCGATGGGAATGCTCTTGATCCTGTGAGCATTCCGCACCTGCCTTATTTCCGTCTCCAGCACGGAACAGCGGCAGTGATCTGCGATCCAAAAGTCGGAGATATCGGTTTGGCCATTTTTGCCCAGCAAGACGTTTCGCGTCTGAACGGGCAGACGACTCCGGTTGCTCCCGGCACCTTCCGGTGCTTCGACATGTCCGATGGTTTCTACATCGGTGGTTTTTGGGGTCAAAAGCCAACGACTTTTATACACATCGAAGACAGCGGGCACGTGACAATCACGGCTCCGGAAGCTGTTGTCGTGAACACGACTACGGCGACAGTAAATGCCTCCGGATCAACCACCGTTGATAGCCCAACCGTCACAATCACAGGAGACACCACAGTGCAAAAGACTCTCACGGTGCTCGGACAGATAACTGGCACGGGTGGTATGACAGTGAGCGGTGGCAATGGTGCTAGCGTAACTGGCAATGTGTCGGTCAGCGGTGGTGACGTGACGGCTGACGGCGTTGGCTTGAAGTCCCACACGCACACTTGCCCGCATGGTGGCAATACGTCAACAGGACAAGGGTAATGCACACAGAAAACACGTTGGCCTTAACGCCGGACTGGGATCTGCAATTCGACTCAAATGGCAATCTCAAGTTTCTGACGGAAGTCGAAGCCATTTGCCAAAACGTTTGCAATGAGTGTCGGCTCTTCATACGCGATGCCTATTTCCGGTACGAGGAAGGCATTGATTGGTTCACCGACCAGCTGGGTAAGCCACTTCAAGTTGCAGTCGTCACGGACCGTTTGCGGAAAGCCGCTTTAAGAGTTCCGGGGGTTGTCTCAGTGGTCAACGTCGAGCTGACCGAAGTGGATCAAAAGACTCGAACCTTGCACGGCAAGATCGAAATCGAAACTCAGTACGGATATGGCACAAGTTATCTTTGATGAAAAAACGGGCGTCTCGATTCCGACCACTCGAGAAGTGCGCGACGATCTTGCGGAAGCAGTGCAAGACGCCATGCCGACGGCAGCCAACGGCGACCCTGTAAACGTAGATTCAACCTCTCCGATGGGGCAGATAATCGACACAGTGGCCGCGGAGCAAGAGGCAAAAAATGCCGAGATCGCCTTTTTGTCCAACCAATACAACCCGGCGCTGGCGCGAGGTTCGTTTCTAGACGCCCTGGCAAACCTCTACGGACTTCAGAGAAAGGTGTCTGAGCCTACCGTTGTCGTGTGCACGTGCACGGGCTTGAAAGGTACTGTTATCCCATACGGCGTTCTGGTCGAGGATGACCAAGGCAATCAACTACGGCATAACGCAGCCTTAGGCGCGACGATCGGCGATAACGGCACAGTAGACACAACTTTTGCAACGATCGAGCATGGTGCGGTCGAAGTTGGTGCAGGAACCGTAAACAAGATCGTTACGGTTGTGCCAGGCTGGGACGCTGTGACGAATGCCGCTGCCGGTGTTACGGGCCGAGATCTCGAACCTGATGGCGAGCTCTATAACCGCATGATTCAGTCGTATGCGATTAACTCGCATGGCACAGTGGCAACCCTTCAAAGTAACTTGGCCGAGCTTGACGGCGTTCTAGATTGTGTGGTGCTTGAGAACTACACAAATGAAGAGCAAGAACAGTTTTCGGTGACGCTGGACCCGCATAGCATTGCGGCTTGCGTGGTCGGTGGTGACGATGAGGCCATTGCCCGCGCAATCTTCGAGCGGAAAGCGGCTGGGTGCGGCACAACAGGCAACTACGATGTTTCATGCGTAGATACTGAGCATTACAACGCTAAGTACACCTACAAGATCATTCGACCGACGGCCGTCGACTTTGATGTGCAGGTCACCTTCTTTGACGCAAGCATGGACGCTGTGACTCAGGCAAGCATCAAGGAAGCGATCACTCAGGACTTTTTGGGAGAGCTCGAAAATCCGCGTGTGAAATTGGCTACTACGGTCTATGCGGATCGGTTCTATCAGTGCATCAAGAATGTCACAAGCTCCCCGATTCGATCGATTCGCATCGGGTTGGCTGATGGAGCTTTGTCTGAGTCTGTCGAAATTCCGGCTACTCAAAGCCCGACGATTAGCGATGAGACGATCAGCCTTGTCTTCGGAGGCTAGATATGAGCACGACACAAACCTGGGAAGATCTACAGCAGGTCGAAGACGTGCGTGAAATGGCTGATGTGCCCAGCAAGGCAAGCATCGCCATGCAGAGCCAGTACGCCCATGCTCCGAACTTCAAAGCGTTGGCTTCGATCTTTCACGAGTCGCTTGACGCCACTGCGCAGCTCGATCAGCTACTAATGGATGTAGCAGATGCTCGTACTGCAAAAGGTGTTTTTTTGGACTGGTGGGGCAAACGAGTTGGTGTGGATCGACTGATCGAGGTGGACGGAGAGTTCGTGCGTTTCGATGATGACTACTTCCGCTTTCTCATCATGTACCGCGCTCTCTGCAATCTGTCCGATTCGAGCGCCGCCACAATGAACCGGTTGCTGTCTCAGCTGACTGATCAGCAAGTCTTCATTGTTGATTACCAGAACATGAGCATCAGATCAATCGTTGTGGTCGGATCGATGAGCGACTTGCAGATCACGATTCTGCGAGCCTATGGCCTTCTGAACCGACCTATGGGTGTGATGACCAACTTCTTGGTGATTTACCCGGACGACGCTATATTCGGTTTTGCTGGATCAGACCTTCAGCCTTTTGACCAAGGTGTTTTCAATCCGGGGCAAGAATTCCCGATGAACGCTTAAAACACAAACACTCAGAAAACAGAACCCGCCTCGAGCGGGTTTTTTATTGGGCGGAATTTTCGAAATGGCGACGAAATATCCACAACATCTTTTGAAGACTGCGCTTGCGGACCGAGGCGACAAGACGATCCCGCCGGCGACTTCGCAGCAGGCTGGAACCGGGCGTTTTTCGCAAGCCGAAGGATGGCGAGAAGAAACGAGTCAGCCCATCGGCGAGGGCGGTATGCCCCCTAAGCGTGAGGACTTTAATGGCGCTTTTTACCTGTTGTCTCAGCTCCTTCTTTGGTACCAACAGGGCGGCTTGATGAACTACTCAACCTCGCTTGACTACGAGGACGGCAACGAGGTTTTGTACCAGGGCATCAAGTACAAGTGCCTGAAAGCAAACGGGCCCTCTAGTAAGCCCGTGACACCAGGAACCGATGCGACGACATGGTCAGACACCAGCTCATCGGTTCTCTACGTACCGCAAACCCTTCAGGCGGGTCAGAAACAGCAAGCCCGCACAAACATTGGCGCATTGGGCAAGACCGAGACGGCGGCAAGTGCCCAGAAACTCGCAGCATCCATCTTGATCTCACTAGTCGGTGATGTGACTGGAAGCGCTTCTACCGATCTTTCGGGGAATGTGCAGATCAACACGATTGAAAACCTCGCACGAGGTATCGATCAGGCCTTTAAGGACTTTGCTGAGGCTCACGACATTCTGTAGGTAAAAAATGGCTGAAAAGACGAAATTTCAGTACGCGAAATCTCCGACCGGTGCGCTGTCGGGTGCTTCCTTCATTCAGCAAACGGAAGACGCCATCAACGACATCGGGGGAAAGCTCGTCGAGTACAACGCGATCTCCGAAGAAACGAAGCGCAAAGCCGAGCAGGCAATCAGCACGTCAGAGACGGCGCTGAACACGGCAAACCAGGCTTTGACTCAGTCCGCGCAGGCTATCGAGACTGCGAACACGGCTAAGGCTCAATCCGACTCGGCTGTGACTGAATCACGAGCCGCCAAAGAGGCTGCAGAGGCTGCACAGCTTGATGCAGAAGAATCCGCTCGTGATGCCGAAAGTTCTCGGCAGGCGGCAGAAGATGCGAACGAGGCGGCTCAAGCTGCCGCTCAGCGTGCGCAGACAGCACAGGATACGGCCGAAACCGCCCAGGAAAACGCCTACGCGGCTCGTCAGGCTGCTTCTCAGGCGCAGGAGTCTGCCACCCGCGCAGAAGCAAATTCGCTTCTTGCTCAGAGTCAGGCAGCGGAATCGGCTGCGGCTGCCGAAGCACTGGCCGACGGCGTGGTTCGGTACGACAGCTCTCAGACTCTCAATGCATCACAAAAGACGCAGGCCCGGACCAACATCGGAGCTGCCGATGCCTCTGACACCTACACCAAGTCCGATGTGGAGAACACGTATCTGAAAAAGACCGACAACGCGGTAAGTGCCAGCAAGCTTCAGACCTCTCGACGCATCAGTGCAACTGGTGACGCGACTTGGTCGGTCAGTTTCAACGGTACTCAGGATGAGTCCGGGACGCTCACGCTCTCGGCGTCCGGAGCCACGGCAGGAAGTTACGGACCGAATGCCGCAGCAACGCTGGCCTTCGGTGGCAGCTTCAACGTTCCGTATGTGACGGTTGACGCCAAGGGTCGAGTAACTGCAATTAAGCACTTTGCGCTCAAACTCCCGGCTGCTCCCACGTCAGTAAGCGGCAACGCTGGTACCGCCACCAGACTGCAAAACACCCGCACGATCTCGGCTACCGGTGATGGTACTTGGTCTGTGTCTTTCAACGGATCTGCGAATGCTTCTGGTGAGTTTACGTTGGCCGCATCCGGTGCAACTGCAGGTAGTTACGGTGAATCGGCAGCAAAAACGCTCTCTTACGGAGGAAGTTTCAGCATCCCGTATGTGACTGTCGACGCAAAGGGGAGAGTGACTAGCGTCAAGAGCATCGCACTGAAGATGCCTTCTGCGCAAACGGACGTCACTGGCAATGCCGAAACGGCTACGAAGCTCGAAACGGCCCGAAAGATTAACGGTGTGGCATTCGATGGAACGAAGGACATATCCATTGACTTGTTGGCTTCAGCTGGGCGAGTGACAGCGCTTGAAGGTACTACGCAAGGCGCACAGTCTGGACTCCAGATGTATGAGGCCTACAACAACGGATATCCGGAGAATTACGGAAATGTTCTTCACCTAAAGGCAAAAGAAGGAACCAATCACGGGGAGTGTGAACTTTTTCTGGGATGGAGCGGTACGACGGGGGCTCACGCCCCTATTTATGTTCGTAACCGCCGTGATACGACTTCTTCTGCGTGGTCAGATTGGAAAAAGGTTTACACGGAAGGCGATTCTGTGCCTGGCGTGAATGCAGTAGGCAATCAGGACACGACAGGCAATGCGGGTACAGCGACCAAGCTTAAAACTGCTCGAAGCCTAAAAGTAAACCTCGCGACAACTGCGGCGGATTCTTTTGACGGCTCGGGTAATGCGGACGCAATCGGCGTTTCAGGCACTCTGCCTACGGGCAACGGCGGCACCGGGCGCACTGACGGCAAAGTGACCGCTCTTGCAGCGAAGCGCACGATTGACGGGATGCAGTTCGACGGCTCTGCGAATATCCACCACTACGCAGAGTGCTCGACGGCCGCAGCTACTGCTGCGAAGACTGTGACTCTCTCCGGGTTCACGTTAGCCACCGGAGCACGAATCATCGTGCGGTTCACGGTAACCAACACCGCAGCTAACCCGACCCTGAATGTCAATGGCACCGGCGCAAAGGCCATCCAGTACCGCAACGCTGCAATTTCGGCCGGGTATCTGGCCGCCAATCGATTGCGTGAATTTGTCTACGACGGTTCTGCATGGGAGTTGATTGGCGATGTGGACACCAACACTACCTACAGCGTGGCCTCTCAATCCGAGGCGGAAGCCGGCACGAACAACTCAAAGATGATGACGCCCTTGCGAGTTAAGCAAGCAATCACGGCCAACGATCCTGGCGTCCTTCAGGCGTTCTTGGATTTCGCAGATGACAACAACATTTCCTGATGAGTAGGGAGACGATCCTATGGCAACAGCCAACGCGACGGTTCGAGCCGTCTTAGATTATCTGAACCAAAAAAGTTCAAGTTCAGTACCAACTGGAGCAATTTGCTACTTCGCAACGACAGCCATCCCGACGGGATGGCTTCTTTGTAATGGGAGCAACGTGAGTAGAACTACCTATGCGGCGCTCTTTGCCGCTATCGGTACGAAGTTCGGCACAGGCAACGGGTCTAGCACCTTCACGCTTCCGAACCTAGATGAGCGTTTTATCGAAGGCACGACCACGACTGCAGACGTTGGTAAAAAGCTCGAAGCTGGCTTACCCAACATAAGTGGTTCAATTGAACCGGACGGCAGTTCTTGGTCGTTGGGATTTTCTTACCTAAAGTTCTCTGGAGCACTGAAAGCAATGTCATCCGGCAACTCAGGTTTGAATCCGCGTTATGACAGCGGCGGTTACTTGGGCATGCAGTTGGATGCATCAATGTCTTCAAATGCGTATGGCAAATCAAGTACGGTTCAACCTAAGTCTCTTCAACTGCTGCCTTGTATTAAGTTTTGATACATGGCAGGAGGAGCAAAGATGGCGGCTGAACAGTACTTGATGCCGAATAGATCGAACTGGCTTTTGAGGCATCAATCCCGATTCCTGGATTACTACCTTCGCCTCTTTGTGCCCCCAATAGGGACGACGATGAATCAGAGTAAAAACAACCAGAAGTTTCTAATGTTCCAGGGTAGTAAAGTTCCCAGGCATTGAAATATCCAGTGATGTTGGGCCTTAGGCTTTGATACAGGGGAGCAACTTCAACGAGGAAGGGTGAACGGTGTCAGATCTGCCGTAAATCGATGAACTTCTGCTTGCGTCCATGAGAATCATCGCATTGTCCCAGTCGGACTCACCGGCACCAAGGTGGTTGCTTTCTTCGGATACATAAAAGCAACCTTTGACTGCCGCTACACTATCACCGCCGTTTTCCAACCAAAACCCTTCACCTGTTATGTTGGGCCCAACATCACGGGTTCTATAGACGGTAACGGATGGCCTGAATCTGGC